AACAAATGTGGATATGTATGAGGGCGGATTGGAAGCCGTCGTGGAACTTTTGAATGAGAAAACATTTGAGTTGACCGGATTTCGTTTAGAATGGACTTCCAAACCATACGAAGAACTTTACGACTTGACTGAATGGATAGAACAAGTTCTTGAAGACGAAAAACCGAATGAATCATTACTTACTGATATGGCTCTGATTAATTCCGCCCTTGATAATGCAGATTGCGGTGTTATAGAAACGTTGATGTTGATCAAGAAAAACCATTATATATTCTCGGTTGATAAAACCGACGGCAGTAAGGGCGAATGGTATGGATGGAATGATACTCGTTGGGAGAAAAGCGATGCTCCTCTGAAGAAGGCAGTTATGTATAATGTGCCTGAATATTGGAGGGGTATTATGGAAAAGTGGGACAAAGAATATCAGAATATAGTGTTTGAAGTAGGAGAAGAGCCGGATTCTAATTATAAACTTTGGAAGCAAACGAGGGCATCTATGGAATCACGCATATTTATTCTCAAAACATCAAACGGAATGTCTGCGTGTGTTTCCGTTGCGAAAACCCTAATGGCGAATTATACCTTGGAGTTTGATGCAAAGGAAGACCTGTTTGGTTGCGAGAATGGTGTCTTGGATTTTGCGGAGGAATGTTTCCGTCCTTATCGCTTTGACGATTTCATCACGTATTCGTGTGGATACGATTTCACGCCCTTCCAAATTGGCTTCAAGGTAATTGACAAGGAAAACAACTGCCGACAAGTGGCGGAAGCAGATTTAACCGAAGAATTCACTACCGCCTTCCAGCTAATAATGGATTGTTACGGAAAGATATTTCCTGACGAAGAACTCCGCAACTATTTCTTCAAGATTATTTCTACGGGTCTTTCCGGCAGAGCGATTGAAAAGTTCTTTGTGTTTAACGGTGCGGGTAGAAACGGTAAAGGTCTGACAAACGAGTTCCTTGAAAAGGTATTTGGTAGTTATTTCGTGAGTGTATCTCCTACCATTTTCAGCGAAAATCAAAAAAACAAGTCGTCTGCCTCTGCAAATCCGGAAATTGCCAAGTTGGATAAGAAACGTTACGTCGTAAGCAAAGAACCGCAGAAAGACGCACCTTTACACAACTCCATAATAAAGGATCTAACCGGTGGTGGTAATACTTCGGCTCGTATGCTTTACAGTTCCAAGACACAAGTGAAGTTGTGTAGCACAAATGTAATGGAGTGTAATGAGAAACCTCCTTTTAGTGAACCACCAAAAGACGCTGACGCTGAACGCATTAATGATGTATTGTTTGGAAGTTTATTCACGGGCGAAGAAGACCGATGGGACGAAACCACCGGTGAAACCAACCACATCTATCCTTTGGACGCTGGATTAAAGGATACCTTGAAATCCTCTATTCCCATTAGAAATGCAATGTTGAATATCTTGCTCCAAAATCTCTTGATGGTAAAAGCGCAGAAGTATAATGTGGATTTCTTCAAACCCGACAGCGTGAAACAGCGTTCTCTTGCTTATTTACAAAATTCGTATGACTTGCACAACATATTCAAGGCAATCTTTGAGAAGCGTCAAGAGGAGAATGCGGGTAGATATGAGAACTGGAAGGGATCGTTAGAGGACGAAGATTGGACGTTATCAAAGGTTGCGATTCTGATCCGGAAATCCCCCGATTTCTTTGATTTACCAAAACCCAAGCAGAAGGAATACAAGGCTGATGTAGTGGAAGAATTCTTCAAGAAAAACAGTTTTTACAAATCAAGTATATATATGGACACCGACAAACGCGCATTCAGAATGAAAAACTGGCGATTGAAACCACGAGACGTTATAGAGGACGAGGACGAGGGGGAGGACGAGTAGGCAGGTTGATTGTTCGTTATACTGAGTCAGTAGAGCGGTTACGTAATTTACGTAAAATTGTAAAATCTTTCAGGAACTTTTCGCGTAATGGATTTATCATCTACCAACTTCCGGCAGTTGGTAGATGATTTTTGGGGGGGGGCAAAATACTTTTAAAAGTTCTTCAAATTTTACGTAGTTTCATTGTTGCAACTTAATCCCTTAAATTTGGGTGCCATCTTCTATACTTGCTCAGCATAACTACCCCTTCTATCGCTTCTATGTTGAAAACCGGCCAACCTTTTTTTCTCTATCCATAATATAAATGTCAGCCGAAGATTTAGGAGAATTAGAAGGAAAAACCGACACGGAATCGTTGCCCGAATCGATACAGAAGAGTAAGAAGCCTCGTACGCAGAAACAGATTGAGGCCTTTGAAAAGGTTCGCAAAATCCGAGACGAGAAGAGGGCTGAACGTAAGGACGTGAGAGTGAAAGCCGACACTGAATACAAGCAAGCAAAGGAGGAAAAGATTGTGAAGAAAGCGTTGGCTATCAAAAAGAAGCAGATCCTAGCAGACAAGATATTGGACGACGTAAGTGAAGACGACGACATTCCCATTGAAGTGGTCAAGAAAATAATGAAGAAATACCCCAAAAAATCAGCGCCACCCAGACAAGAGCCAACCCCACAACCAGTTCAAATGCAAACGTTGACATTTATTTAGGGGGATATTTTTCTCCCTCTACTATATAAATGGACATTTTAGACAAGATACCGATTCTTAGCGAAACCAACCCAGTAGTTCCAGTCTCCTTAAAAGATGTGATGACTCTGCATTCCAGTCTCACTCTGGAGAACCCTCTGACCTTTATAATTTTCCTCTCCAAGAGACCGGATTTAGACCAAACCGAGAGAGATGTCTATCTGAAAATAATAGACCGGCTCAAGGCAAACGAAAAGTTCCTGTATGAGAACGCAATATCCCAAATGGTGACGGCGCATTTGAAACCGGAGATGGCTTTGAGGAACGAGGTAGGTGGCGAAGAGCCCCCTTACGACCCCCCAATTTAGGAGGGGGCAAGGGGGATAAAATATCCCCCTCTAATATAATCTCTCCTTATCTAAATGAATAGTAGCGATTATATACAGGAAGACATACGGATAATAAATTTATATTCACAGTCTGCGACAACCTATCTCAACGGCACACTTAAGTCAAGCGTATCATTTAATTTTAAAAACATTCTACGTGACGAACCAGATATTATTTATTCCACGATTGGCGTATCGTCAGCACAGATTCCGGTATCATATTTCACAATCAACGAATACAACAACATTTTAACAACTGGTTTAGGAAATATTACCATCACACGGGGAAACTATAATGCTTCCAGTTTACGAGCCGAGTTAACAACCCTATTACTCGCCGTAGGCATTACTGGAATGGTCGTAACAATCAACTCAATCACCGGCAAATTGGTCTTTACAGCAACAATACCATTTTCGTTTCTACCATCCCCCGCTCTAGATATTTTAGGCTTTGGCTATGAAACGTACACAAGTGTTGCGAACATAATAAATGCTCCCTTTTTATTGAATCTTTTAGGCATTCAACAGCTTCGAGTCAGCAGTTCAGCTTTGGCGTGTTCCAACAGTAATTCAACCCAGATGGGCGAGAGTAACCTAATTGCCGTCATCCAATCAACCGCTCCTCCATTTGGGATGATTTTATATGCAAATCAGACCAGTTATTCGGTATTAAGAAACAAAAACATTTCTCTGGTTGACATTCAGATAATAGACGAAGATTCAAATTTCATAGACTTTAACAATACTGATTGGACGATTACTTTGCAACTGACCATTTATAGGAGAGTTGCTCTACCCTCCAACCAAAAGGATTATATAGTTCCCCTTTTAGAAACATTGAATACGATCCAAACCACTTTATCGGGGGGCGTAGCCCCCCCAAGCCCTCCAGCCGACCCTCCTCCTCCTCCGGCCGACCCTCCTCCAGCCGACCCTTCTGCGGATTTAGCAAATCAAGAAATGCAACAACAACAAAATTTATTGAACGACGATGACAATAGTTTAGACATAATGAGTTATAACAACGCGCTTCCCCAATAATAATTTCTTTGCATACAATATAATGTTGCCCCGTGAGCTCCAATACGTCCCAACTCTGCCTTCTCTTGGCGAAAACGTCGTCAACACCACCGTTGTAATCGCACCCTCGAACGGAGCTTCTTTTGGTGAGAACTCGATTATCCAATTTGATCTTCCGTCCCGCGGTTTTTTAGACCCCAACACCATCTACCTGCGCTTCAGACTCACGCAGACATCCGCCGCTGGTGCAGAAATCAAGGGTGTCCCCTGTTTTACCCCCTTTGTGAATCTACAGACGATCTTTGGAGCAAGTATTGTAGAAAACATCCAGAATTATGGACAGGTGCAGAATATGCTTGTCCAGCTTACGCATAGCGGTTCGCAGAAAGCCGGTCTTGCTACGCCCTATGGTTTAGGAGATTACGCAGTAACTACCGCTGTGACACAGCTTGGTGCTAACATCAACGGTCGTATCTGCACGGCTTCAGAGACCATCTCTCTCGCTTGTCCTCTGAGATGCATCTTGAGCGAGTCTGAGAAGCTTGTTCCTCTTGCTATGATGCAAGGAGTCCGAATTCAATTGACGACTGATTCCATCGCGAATATTTTTTCCACAACAGTTGTACCGACCGCATTTGCCCTGACCAATATGGAGTTGGTTTACGATCAAATCGACTTCGGAAGCGGTGTCGAGGCAATGGTGAGGTCTATGGGCGAACGGATTTACCTGAAGAGTTGCAGTTATGCGGTGAGTAACAACACTCTGGCCTCGGGCTCGTCTGGAACTCTCGACCTCCTATATAATTTACGTCTGAGTAGCGTGAAAAGTTTGTTTGCAAACTTTGGTGGAACAACCGCAGCGAGTCTCAACAAGACATACGACTCTTACGATATTACCCAGAACAACGGAGACTACTCCTTCAGCGTGGGTGGAATCCAGTATCCCGCCAGACCGGTCTCAACTGTCACCAGCAAAGCAGGTGCTTTCCTTGAGCTCAAACAGGCCATCGGTGGAATCCACAGCAGTGAAACGAATAACTTTTCCATATCTGCCGGTGAATTCGCAGTGGACGGTAACGACACAACGACTGTTCGTATCCCCGCTAAATTCTACTTTGGAATGAACCTTGAAAAACTATCTACTAACGGCGCACTACTCACGGGCTTGTCCACTCAGTCTGCGCCAATCGGTCTGCGTATCAACTCTGGAACTGCTTTGGCCGCGGCGTATAACGTGGCTGTTATCGCGATGTACGATGCACTCATCGAAGTAGATACCGTCTCGCGCAACGCGACCGTCAAACAATAAAGCAGGGAACGCAGTTCCCTTGCAAGCCCTCCTTTAGGTCAAGGAGGAGGTAAGGAGGAACGTAGTTCCTTCTGAGATTTATAATATAATATATTATTATACTATGAGCCACATCACGATCAAAGTAAATGACAAACCATTTCTTCCAAAGTGTGAATTTCTTTGTGACGTCCCTCTGGCGGAGAAATTAAATGAATACGAACTAACCCGCTTTATGAATAGCCACTCAACAAATTTATTTATAGGGAAACCGAAAAGCGGTAAGACCAGCCTTCTCTACAGTTTCTTCAAGTCTAAGAAGTTATTCAAAAAGGTGTTTCACAATATCTATGTTTTCCAACCTAGCCGATCAAGGCAATCTATGAGCGACAAACTGTTTGACACGCTACCCAAAGACCAGCTGTATGAGGAACTGGATTACGAAAATCTGAATGAAGTGATGGCGAAATGCAAGGCGAGTGACCCGAAAGAAAACAACGCGATACTGTTTGACGATATGGGGGCATACCTCAAGGATACTGAGATTCTGAAACAGTTGAAGGAACTGATAATGAACCGGAGACATTTACACGTGAGTTGCTTCTTCTTGTCGCAAACATATAAATCAGTTCCAAAAGAGATTCGGAAACTGTTTTCTAATATCTTCTTGTTTAGGGTATCCAAACACGAACTAGAGGATGTTTTTTCTGAATTGATAGAACAGCGGAAAGACGATGTTTTAGCAATTTCCAAGCTTGTGTTTGATCAACCGTTTCAGTATTTATTTATTAATACCGATACCCAACGACTTTTTAAAGGGTTTGATGAAATCATCGTGGAGTAGGGAAATTCTTTTCCCTGCACAATGTATAATGGGACTTTCTAAGATTGCGCGAAGAACCGAGAACAAAATCTCACGAGCCGTGCCCGTTGCCAACAAAATTGTGTCTACTGCTGGGGCAGTTCTGGGGAAAGCCGGTAGTGTAGCCGAAAAGGTAAGTCAAGTAAGTGGTAAAATCCTATCCAGCCCTATTGTTGAGGGCTTAGTCGCATCCCAGCCCGAATTAGCCCCTATTTACGGTGGAGCGTTGGCCGCCTCAAAGTTGGTTGGACAAGGCGGAAAACTCGCAGACAAGGGAGCTAATGTAGCGGGTAAGGCATCTAATGTTTTAGAAAAGGTAAGCTCACAAATGTCAAAACCAGCAATACAATTTGCATAGGCGTAAAATAAAATGTTTAGTTACTATATAATGTCTTTTTCTGTATATTGTAACTCAATTAACGGCACACAGGTTGCAGGGGCACAAAACCAGATTCAGTATAACTTTGATTGGCGTAACACACCGGCACACGATGGAGGGTATAAGGTTCGGATGACTTTCGCAAGTGAGCAACAAGCCTACGCAAACGGTTCAGTTAATTTTGGACGTGTAAATGTTGATTTAGGAGTTCTTGATTCATATACAGCGGTTAATTCCTTCACATCAACGAGAAATAACCAAGTCTTAGGTTTTATTAGAGCGTCTATGCCTCAGTTCGACTGTACAAGCAGTTACCCAGTTGTTACGGCGACAGCAACAACTCCTGTTCCCGCTAACGCTGGAACGGTAGCACACACCTTGACAACGACGAATGTAATCCCCACTTATCTCGTTACTTTGAACGGGGTTTATACGATAGATGCACGTTTTGATGATAACCCACCGGTATATATCAAGTCAAAGCCGACTAACAATCAATTCATAGTAAAAATAACATTCCACGATGGGGTTCTTTACACCGCATTAACAGCACATTACGGAATGTTACTAACATTTGAAGCGATTAAATAAAATATCCACTTACTGTATATGTCATTCTCGGTTAATCTTAATAGTGTTGATGGAACGAAGGTTGTAGCGGGAAGAACAGCCCAGATTATATATAATTTTGCATTTGATAAAACACCAGAGCATAAGGGAGGTTATAATGTGTATATGACATTTATGAGCCAGTTTTTTGAAAAAAGAGTATTTGGTTATTACTTTACAGAGATTTATGTGAATGCTGATTTGGGCGTATTTAACAATTATACACCAGTAGGTCTTTACACCGGTACAAGAAACAATAGTGTTTTAGGAGTTGTTCGGGTTGATATTAGAAATCCATCTATTTTACAGATAAATCCAGCAGTAGCGAGTAACCCTAACATTCTAACAACACCAGTTCCGGCAAACAGTGATACAGTAGGACATACACTTACCACAACAGACGTTATGCCGGCATCTATACGCTTTACCCCTATTAACCAAAATGTCCATTCCGGTTGGAAAGACAACCCGCCTATACGCCTTACTACCAAACCTACTAACAATCAATTTACTATAACACTTGCTAATATTACCGGTGCATTACACTTTGAGCCAGAATTTCAGAATACTGATTACAACTTACTTTTAACGTTTGAAGCAATTTAACAGGGAACGTAGTTTCCCGTAAGCCCCTCCTTTATAATTTAGGAAAGAGTAAGAGAGAACGCAGTTCTTTCTTTTCTACCCTTATGTAAATGGCTTATACAAATGGGGGACAGACCATAGATAAATCAATGAACGGTTTGCTTAATTTCAGCGGTGATACCGTGACAGCAGATGATATTATTTGTAATACGCTTGATGTAAATTCATCAGCAACCTTTGACGGAACAGCGACGTTTAATTCCAACTTACCAACAAGCACGATCACGACCACTACCAGCAACAGCCAGTTTATTACCAAGGCTATCGGAGACGTATTATACGCTGGTGGTAGTTTATTGCCTTCAAACAACATATGGACTGGAACGAATCGGTTTGATGCAGAGTTAAAAACTACCGCCAACACGTTGATAGACCCTACGAACGGGTTGCAGTTCGATACCAGTAACAACGCGGCCTACGGCATTTCTCGTAACACAACCACAAACAATATGCTAATTTATAACACAAACAATACCGGAACAATAGAATTCGCGGTTGGTGGTCTGTCTGTTATCAAGATGTCAAAAATATTTCCGACGGGGGCGCTTACCGAGATATTAATGACGAATGGAATACTTCGGGTTAAAACTATAGATGCGTATGCAAGTGGGGCGGGGACAATTTACAGTAATAACATAGATAGTGCTTCACGTTTCGGGTTTGGAAATCAACCATCATTCATTAGAATAATTTCTCCAGTTCCTACGGAAGGCGACGTTACATTTGAGAATACTCTTACTACGTCTATTGTAAGGAGATGGGGGTTCAACTTTGACACTGTTACGAAATTTCAGATAACCCCGACACTATCAACATTTTATGACGCCGTTACATTTACAACCGTTCCGACCAGTACAGCAACCGGAACGCCAACGGGAACGCAGATAGCACCCGTTAATATGTTGAATAACCTGTACGCCACGATCGTAACCGGAGGATACGCCAGACTATCAACGGTATCAAACGCATTTACTAACAACAACTCGTTTGATAGTTTCTTACCAACGAGTGCATTAACCGGTACACCAACGGGAACACAGATAGCACCGGTAGCGATGTTGAATAATCTATATGCTACAGTAGTAACCGGAGGATACGCCAGACTATCAACGGTAGATAATACATTTATTAACAATAACACGTTCAACGGCACAACTACCAGTATTACCGCAACGAACACATACATTACTTCGCCAAACGCTCTTCTCGTGACGCAATCACTATCATCGCCAACAGGATTTCCCGCCTTTAAGATTACAAATCAGGTAACTCCATATCCGTCCATTATTAATATGACTTTGAATGCGGTAGCAGGAACGGCTAATGGTTGTGTTCAAGCAGGAGATAATATAATTTATTCAGCGGTTACTTCACCAGCCGTTCCGTCTCCCTTGTGTTTAACGACTAATAGCACCACTACCTGCGGTATTCGTGTTAGTCCAACAGATATAGCACTAACAGGGACAACTACAACTTTGAATGCAACGACAACAAATATTAATGGAACAACAAATATTAATGGAACTTGTATTGTAAAAGGGGCGCAAACCGGTTCTATATTAGATGCTCAAATGGCGATAATAAACTCCGTTACACCTAACCCTAACTCGGTTAACTTTGCTTGTAATTTATCAGCAGGTAACTATAACCCTATCGTCGTAACGGGTGATAGTGGGATTTTTTCGGGACAGACAGTAGGCACTTCAAGATTAGTCTTAACAGCACATTCTAATTCGGCTAATGGAATTCGTATAGACGGATCTAATAATACCGTTGATATCTACGGAACAGTTACCACTTTGGCGGGAACAACAAATAATGTGAGTGGATTTAATGTTTTTATTAACCCAACAAGTGCTTTGGCTATTTCAGCCCCTACCACGAATATTACCGGAACAAATGTAAATATTACTTCAACCGGAACTCTTGCTATCGGGTCACCAACCACAACCACGTTCGTAAATCTACCCTCCACCACCACCACATTTACAACAGCCACAACAAACCAGTTTATTACCAAGAGCATAGGAGACGCTTTGTACGCGAGTGTTACGCCACCAACAGGCGGTTATGCTCGGCTCACAACGGTTGATAACACCTTTACCAATAGCAATAATTTTGAGGGGACAACAGTAACATTAAAGGCGACAAATAATTTAGTTCAGGCACTCGTATCAACCGCAACGAACGCCCCCACATTAACTATACGCACACTTGATGCCGTAAGGTCAATAAAATTCATAGCATACGCATCAGTAACATCTTTAAATCCAGTAACACCAGCCAATAGCGCCGTTATTGCGGGAAGTGGAACATTAGTTCTAACAGCACAGAGCGCAGGAACAAACGTAGGTGTTACAATTAACGATATAGGCTATGTTAAGGTGTATGGACAGGTCAATGAACTGAATGCGGTAACTACGACGTGCATATCAACGACTTGTAATATGAACGCAACAACAAATAATTTTTTAAATCCTATTAAGTTCACCTATGCAACAACGCCCACGTTTGTAGATTTTCAGATAGGTTACAATATAGCACCGGTCGGAACGAGTATTTTTGCCCCTACTGCTAACGCCCTTTATCAGGGTAACACATTCACACTAACAAGAGGTGTGTGGTTAGTAAAAGGATTTACTGCTATTTACAGCACGATCAACCAGTCAAGAGTTTATATGTCATTAACAACAAGCACTTTATCACACGATGTTGGTAACAGAGTTTTTTGCTATAATAACGCCGCAGCGATAACGGTAAATAGTTTTGAGTTAAATAAAGTCGTTGTAGTCCCTACAGCAGGACAACTATTTTATCTTCTGGTAAGTTCTAACTTGGCTACTACTATCAACCCCACCTACTTCGTGAGTTATCAGGCAACCCGTATAGCATAATTTCTCCCCCTATTGCAATGCTAAGCGAAATATTCTGGACTTTCTTATGCACGAGTATTATAGGATGTTGTTTAGCCACGAGTAGGATGATATACCGGAGTAAGTGTCGATCTATAGAATGTTGCGGTATGAAAATCATACGGGATGTTAGAGCGGAAGAACATCTGGATCAACAAGTTCCGAGAACGCAAAGTATGGCGACTTTGCAACCGACTACAGATTTTGTTTAATGTAGTTCGGGGGGCGAAGCCCCTATATAACTGGAACTATGCTGTGGGGAATATTAACCATAAAAGATGTGTATAATTAAACAGTAAGTTTCTGTTTAATTGTTGTTTAATCGTATTTAAAGCTATTAAAATATTTTAATAGCTGTTTAAGCAGTTAATTAGATTAATTAATCGCATTTTATGCATAGTTCTGGTTAATTATACATAACTTTTATGTATAATTTCTTTTCCGGCATAGTTCCAGTTATATAGGGGGCTTCGCCCCCCGACTATGCATTCCCTTTTATATAAAAATTCTGTTGGCTCTCAATTGAGTTTCCCATTTCCTTTGCTGTTTGCTCCATCTTCTTATACAGTCCGTCTTCATATATGACGTGGTTGATATATGAACTCCGGATCAAATCGATTCCCAGTCCAAACAAGGTTGTCAACTTCTTGGACAGAGACGAAGACGAATATGGTTTGCCTCCTTTGGACTCCAACAAATATCCAGACTGGTTCTCCTTTACCGCCTTGGTTATGAACGGCATTATTTCTTTCGGCACTATCACAGTCTGCATCCCATACTTCGCACTCGTCTTGTATTGGTTCAGGTATATCTTGTTCTTCACAATATAGTTATCCTTCTCACGGTCATAGTCTCTCGTCTTCACCAATGCATATTCAAGTCTCCTAGGCGGAAAATATACTCCCGACATCAACACACTAATCACCACATCATTCAGGCACTCCTTCGTCTTTTCCTTTTTATACTTCGCAATAAGAGCATCGTTTTTCTCTTTAAGTTGTTCGGGGTTCAACATCTTTTCCTTTCTCTCCGGACTCATCACCTTCTTTTTATAATCGTCATTCACAATCTTGATATCCTTTGACATTTGCTCTCCATACTTGGGATTCCCGGTCAGAACAAAGAGGGCGGATAATCCCGTCTTGCGTGACTGCGCCATTGGATTTTCTGCAATGTGTTTCAGAATCACTTCCGTCTTTTCATAACTTTTCATCTCTTGCGGTAATTCCGTCTTTTTAATTAGGCTAAATAGAATTGATGTATACGTCTTCAATGTTGAATCGGTCAGTTTCCGTTGGGCTAAAAGGCTTTTCTTTATCTCGTCTCTGAATTCGCTCATCTATATATTGCCTAAACATTTTAATTAATTAGTTTTAACTAAATATTACCTGAGTTCGTTTATTTCTATTCGTAGTTCATTCATCGTTTTATCTTTACCGGTATCCCTTTTAAGTTTGATACCTTGGCCTTTTGCTATAGATTGCAGTTCTTCCTTTGATACGTAGGTACTTTTTTTCTCTTTTATTGGTTCTAACTTAACGGGTGCTGGTGTTGGTTTTTTTCTTAACCTTTCTTGTGGAATAATATTAGCCCCTGTATCACTTAACTCGCTATCACTGGTTGCTACCACTCTTTTCTTTAATGGCTTTATAACGTTCAAAGATGGCTCGGTTTTTCCTCCGACACTACTATCACTCTGGGCGAAGGGGTCGTAAGGGTTGGACTTCGTTTTTCCAGAACTACCCGAAGACACCGAAGGCACTATTGGAGGAGCGTCACCAACTATGATACTGGTGCGTGAAAGGGACTTGTTAGATGGTATATTGAAACCTCCCTCCGGTTTGTATCTTCGCGCGATTTCTCGGTTCTTGCGTTCCGCATCTCTTACGGCTTCAAAGGCGCTATCCGAGTCACTTGATAAATCCGACCCTTTGGGGTATAATCGGCTGTATGACATACTACCATCACTTTGCAGTGGGATGATTCCCGATGTATCGCTTACACCACTTGACGTTGTTCCCATAGAATGTGTTGATAAACTAAGGTCATTTCCAAATTGATATTCTTCACGTTGTGGTTCCGCAAGTCGTTCTGCTATTATTTTCTCATTTTCAAAACGCTTGTCATCAAGTCTTTTATTATAAGCATCTGTTAGTTTTTGTTGTCTTCGGTCTTGAATTCCAAATGCTTCAGCCCTTTTTCGTATCTTATCGCTATACTGGGTTAAATCGCTCTCTGGAAATGATGCAATTGTTCCAGCGAGAGAAGATGAACCAGAGCTTATTGATGGATAAATTGAGTTACTTTCTAATTGGTTTGGATCTATGAGGCTGAGAAGCGAGTTATCGGCTGGGATATTAAAACCCGCTCGTGTTGTTTTTGGTATTGGTCTGAAATCTGGAGCGTCGTATCTACCCAACTCTTCAACCCTTCCAGAATCTCTCTCAAAAACTAATGGTTCTGGGACGAACGGTAGAGGCTTCTTTTCTTCTGGCTTCTTTTCTTCTGGCTTCTTTTCTTCTAGCTTCTTTTTTTCCTGAGCTTTCGGCGGTGCTTTTGCTTCATTCGCTTCCTTCTCCAGTCTCTTCGCTCGGTTAGTCAAAGCACGGGATACTAACTCGGGGCTCAAACCGCTTACTCTTGACCCTTCTGCTACTTCTTTGTCAAAGGCTTGTTTCCTTGCTACTTCAGCACTGTCAACGATTTGTTTCATTTCATTACGTGCAGGAGGAGGTGGTAATAGAAACTTACCACTCGAACTATCGCTCTTATCTTCTATGGTCAGGGGTGGTTTCGTGGATATGATTGATGGGGGCAGTGCAGGTCTGGGCTTAGGTTTAACAACTATAGTTTCGTCTGGTATAAAAGGTTTGATTGGTACGATGATATCTATCGGTTTCTGAGGTTCTGATTTCGGAATAGGGGCTGTCATAGGTTCGTCGCCGATTACTTTTACAGACTCATCTGCAAACACCGGCACTTCAACCGGTGCTGATAGACTGACAGGTGTTCCTAAACTCGGAGGTGGTGGTGTCGACGGAAACCCCGCTGTTGATTGGATCGGATTGTAATAAGGCTGAGGGACAGGAACAGATCCAGTCATAGTGATAATGGGTTGGTAACTCACTTGCTGGGGTTGTTGGACTTGCCGAGGCCGAGGCCGAGCTCGTTTTGCCGGACGAGCTTGGTTTACATTAACAACTACTCTTTGGGATTGCTTCTGTTTTTGTTTTTGCTGAACCGGCTTCTTTGGCTTTCTCGCTTTCTTTGGAGGCATATATATCTTGTCATAGAAAAAAATATAATCTTTTTTAAATCTTAACATAGGGGGCTTCGCCCCCTTAAACAAATGATATTCTATATCTGGATTGAAGGTCAAAGAAATCCATCACCTCGTTCCACGTCATTTTTTTAGGGCAAACATCATCAAATAAGATATTTTCAGCAAAGCATTGGCATCCGGTATCCACGTTTATGAAATCACGTTTGCTTCCGTGGATTTTCGTAAAGACACTTGATTCAAACGTGACTGGGAGCGGGATGAACCACTTGGTCTTCTCGTCGTTGAAATCCGACGTGAAATCGTGAAGAGTGCCGTCGTCGCTGACAGTGTGGAGTTCCATACACGTCTGTTTCCCGCAACGGCAAGACGTCACGTTGTAACCGAGTTGGGACTTGTATCCGTATTGCTCCATCCACTTACACGTTATGTGACACATATTGTTCAAGCCGATCGGTTCTATCGTAAGAAGTTTGGCTCGTTTCGCCAAACGAGGGGGCAAATTCTTCAGTTTGACATTCTCGGTCGTCACTACCCCCACACCAGTTACGTTTGTTGCGGTTTTCCAATCACGCTTCATTTTGATTGCCGTTATCAAAATTTGCTTACCTTTGGGATCTGCTGAGAGAAAGGATTTGTAATCCGACTTGATTTGCGCAGTCATTTTGTTGATTATGTTGTTGATTATGTTGTTTAAGATGCATAGAATACAGACTGTCAATTTTTTTCAATTTTATGGACTTTCAGAGGGAACTACGTTCCCCTTACCCCCTCCTTATTTGGGGGTTATAGGGGGGCGAAGCCCCCATAGTTTCTCCTCACAATTCTGATCCTTTGCAATCCCCGCCGACCTACGACAGCTTTTTGACCATACCACTTCAAAATCTTCTGGGGCTACCATTTCCGATATCAGAACCAAATTATTCTTTGACCACTCTCGCATCACATTCCAAAATTCGTCCGTGTCAAATTTATCATACTTCTTTGTCCCCTTACGATATCGAACCAAGTCTCGGTGACTTTTATACGGAGGATCGCAATAAATTATGGCGTTCACCGGCTTCCACTCTTTATAGTCCTTACAAGAGAAATTCACGTTGGTAATTAGCGGTCTCTTTGCATTGAGGCTGTTCCGCATCTCCTTGCAGAAATTCGCTTTGCTGTTCCCAATGTGCTTATCTGAATAACACGCGAAAAAACGGCCTCCGAAACTCATTCCAAAACCGATAAAGGCCTTTAAGGCGCTAGGACTCTCCAGCATCTTTGCATTATTATATTCCTCCTCGCTTACGCTCTCTGGGAAAATGAGGGAATCTTCTTGCACCGCTTTCCACAAGGCTATCAAGTCTGGATGAAAATCACTTGCGTATATCGGCATCTCAAGATCCGTCATATTTTTCAGAACTCCGAGAGATCCACAGAATGGTTCTAAATAATATTCCAACTTGGTCTCGTTCGCTAAATTATATTGGATGATCAAATCGTGTAAAACCGGAGATAAATGTTTGCCGAGTCGTTGTTTGCCCCCGAGATACTTCATTTAAGTTACCATTAGATAAAAAATTGATTAATGATTCCATAAAATTGAATAAATTATATACTTTCTATTCTAAGCATTCAAACAACAACAACAAAGCAACACAATGTCAAAAGTCGTCATCGCTGAGTATACCACTTCCTCCGCTTTCAAAGTCCCAAAAGGGTTGGATTTGGAGGACAAGACACAGGTAAAGAGTTATACGGTGAAGTGGGATAGATTATTCATAGAACTCGCCGATGGGTCGGAGATACAGGTTGAAAACTCTTGGGAGGCAGGTTTTGACTTTAAGTATCCGACCGACGAGTTGGTGATAGATGACGCCGAAGATCACGGATTCGACGATGATTCGGACGAGGACGAGACCGTGGACGAGGCAAAAGCGCGGACGGCTCTCAAGACCGAGGCGATGGATTATATTTATAAAGCTGTCGATCCGGTTGTTACCGAATGTCCTCACGTCGACGTGTGCGATAGTATCGTAGATTAGATTTTTAAACCCTTAAACAAAACCCTTTTTTTATTGGGGGGATAATTATCTTTAGCAAAAAGACTTAAAGATTTAATATGTTGTATAAGTATAATGGAAAGCATCCAAGTTTTGTCTGTCGCCGAACGATTCTATAACAGCCACAAGCTCAAAGTCGCCGAATATCAGAAAGCGACCCCCGAATTGCAAAGAGCCAAGTGTAAGGCTTATAATAATCGGATCAAAGCAGATCGCCCCGAGAGATATCAGGAAGTCCTTGAACAGAAACGCAAATATTATCTTGAGGTAACCAAACCGAAGAAGGAGGCGAAAAAAAGAGAATTAGAACTACAAAAAATCGCACAAAATTGAAAACATCCCATCAAAATACCTTTAGGCATTTCCGAAAAAGGCATTTTGCAAAAAATTGATTAATAATAATTAGTTTAAACGATATAGATAATAATCTTGTAGTAGTATATAGAAAATGACAACTCAACCACTCCCGCTTACTCTTGCAAAACGCTGTTCTGTCTTGGACACACTGACAATGATTGAATATGTTCCTGAGAAAAGGATTAAGGCAGTCCTGAAAAGTAATCTATTACTCTCTGAATGGAGTGAAGATTATAACTGGGACTCCTTTCAAGGCTTCTCCGAAATGTATCCAAATGAAAAAACAATGCTTCAAGCATATTTAAAAAATTACAATAAAAATCTTGGAGGTGTAAGTGTGAAATACGGCAAACCAAAGCACAAATGGGGTCGTGCGTTCCCTTATAAATCACTTGGATTGTCCTGTATACGCAGAATCATTCGTAATTCCTTGATTGACGGCATATATTACGATCTCGATCTCAAAAACGCCCAACCAGAAATCATCAGAAACTTGTGTGAAAGCAATAACATCCCCTGTCCTATTATCAAACAGTATTGTTCTAACCGGCCAAGCCTCCTTCTTCAAGTCCAAAATCATTACGAAGTGAGCAGAGACGTTGCAAAGGGCTTGTTTATTCGGCTCTGCTTCTTTGGTTCGTTTGTGGGTTGGTGCATAGAAAACAAAATTACAAATAAAGCCCCCTTGGAGTTCATTACGCTTTTTGAAAGAGAACTCAAAGATATTGCCGAGAGAGCAAAGAAGGAGAACCCATCCCTTTACGAAACCGCAAGGAAGAAGAAGGAGGACAAGGGTGAATCAAAAAAAGAAAAGGTGCTTGGTTCGTTCTTTGCTTTATACAATCAGGAATACGAAAGCAGAATTGTTGAGTCGGTATTGTGTCATTTAATTAATCAAACCGATTTAATGAAACTCGCTGGAACAAATACTCCTACTGGTGCGTACGAATACGACGGACTAAAATTATTAAAAACAAATGTGGATATGTATGAGGGCGGATTGGAAGCCGTCGTGGAACTTTTGAATGAGAAAACATTTGAGTTGACCGGATTTCGTTTAGAATGGACTTC